GGGCTTACTTTTGGGAAAAACAGACCCGAAGTCCAGTTTTAAAGGACTTCGGGCAGGGTTTTTATGCTCTTTGGAGTTTTAGCGGACAGCAATAATAGTCAATAAAGACAAGACTTGCAACAAAAAGTGTCAAACTTGCGAATATTATAATTAGTGTATGTTTCATTTTGCAAAAATGATAAAAATGGAAATAATAATCAATGGCAAACAAGCTTTTTTGAAGAAGAACACTTCGTTTGACTTCATCTTCGAGAACCGTCTATTTACGGGTAGCGACAGCTACACCTTGACAATTACGTTTCCACTAAAGGGATGCGCCCGAAATATAGCCATCTTCGGGCACATCCACAGAGCGGATGTTATCAAGTCGAAGGTGGTGTTTGACTGCGACATACGTGATGGTGCATTTATGAAGTCTGGCTCCATCACAATAACGGAAATATCGGACGTAGAAGTAAAAACGCAGTTTCTGGAGGGGCGCAGCGAGCAGAACTTTAACGAAACGTTTGACGATATCTATCTCAATGAAATGGATTTGGGATATCCTACCAAGCGCGATAATCTTATAGCAGCAGAAGCGTTCAAACCATATCCAACGAACAACTGGGTGCCGTTGCCGTGGGTAAACAACTATTCCGGCAATCTGCAGAATGCTGTTACCACATCCGTCCATTTCATCACTGGCTTCGAGAATGTCAAAAGCACTCTTTCGTTCCAGCCATACTTATTGTATATCTTGAAGCGTATTTGTTCGCAATTGGGGTATGAGGCGAACTTTGCTGAACTGGAGCAATCGCAATATAAATATCTCTTGATTTGCAATACGCTTCCGGCTGCATGGGCTGCGTGGAACTTTGCCATTGCATTGCCTCATTGGACATTGAACGAGTTTTTTGAGCATCTTGAAAACTTCCTTTTCGGAGATTTTGATATCAACCATAAGGCTAAGCGTATCGAATTCCATTTCTCTAATAGTCTGGCAAAATCGGCAGGAGAGGTAATCTTAAACAAGGTATTGGACTCTTACACAACAGAGGTGTCGCAAGAAGATGAAAGCAAGTACATCGCTTCGGCTAACTTGAAATACGCTGACAATGATGCGCTTCTGTGGTCATATTACTCATGCGACTGGTTTATAAGAGCCAACAAGTCAAAGGCTTTGGTCTATGATACATTTCGGGAATTGATTGACAAGGCTATGACGTTGAAGATAAGCGGTTATTACAAGTCCACGGGGCATAGCGGACATGGATACAGCGAGTCTTTCTGCCGTGGCTATCCAGTAGGAAGTGACGGTAACAGACTGTTTTATTGCAAGGAGATTGATACCTATTTTATAATGTACTGCTACAAATCAGAATTTGTCAGCAAAAACAATAATATGAAGTGGTACAAATATTATAACCGTCTGATGCCTGTAAATCAGTTCGGAGATTATTTTGTTGATAATGATGCGGACGATATTGAACTGAAAATCGTTCCTGCATGGATAGAGGGTACTGACGACAAGCATGGCAATTGTCTGTTTCTCGACTGCGGAGAGTTAGGCAGTAGAGAAACATGGACTATATCGGAAGACGGTACAGGCTCTTCTGGCTCTGCATCGTCTGGCATCTATATAGGACAGCGACCGAACAATGAAGGGCAATTATCATCGGTACGCTATCACGATGATGTCGACTATGATGCAGGAGACTTGGCACAAGGCACTGCAAGCTATGTGATAGGCAAAGGAGAAACCGAGAAGTCATCTGCATACTTTGATGTTATATATGTCGGTTTTTGGAGTGGACATTATCTTTTCGGCGGTAATCAGCCACATCCTATAATAGATAAGGTGGAGGTTACTGACTCGTTTGGGTATAACAGAACTCAATTTACCTTGCGATTGAAAGACGGAATAGCCAATTCTATGCGCTTGTCAATGCACAAAATTGACGGAAAGCAGAAGTTCCATTTCTCTTTCCTCTCTGACACAATACCCAATCCTCGTGCATTGTTCTACATACGTGGACAGAGGTATATATGCGAAAAAATAACTGCCACCTTCCATGAGTCGGGAAAGTCGCAGTTATTAAAGGGGATATTCTATCGTGTCTTAGCTGATTGAACGCTGCAGGGCTGTGGCATGGCGCTCGATGGTGGTGCGCAGCACTTTGGCGTAAATCTGTGTGGTCTTGATGTCCTGGTGCCCAAGCATACGAGCCACATTCTCTATAGGCACATCGTGAGCCAATGCCATTGTAGCGAAGGAGTGGCGAGCCACGTGGAAAGTCAACTTCTGCCTGAAGTGCAGCTCCATCTGTATCACATGAAGGTAGTCGTTGGCTTTCTGATTGCTTATCTTCGGCAGTTGGTAGTCGTACTTCTCAAGCACCTTCATCGCAGGAGAGAGGATAGGCGTGAAGAACTTCGTTTCGGTCTTGATACGGCTACCGTCGATGTAGTACATCTTGCCTTCCTTCTTCGTCATGCTCTCGAAGTCGAAGGTCTGTGTGTCGCAGAACGACAGACCGGTGTAGGCTGCGAAGATGAAGAGGTCTCGCACTCTGGCAAGTTTGCCCTCGAACTTGTAGTTGCGCATGAGCTTCAGTTCAAGTTCGGTGAGCGGTTCACGCTCACGGCACTTACCTCGCTTCAACGTCACCACTTGATAAGGATCCTGTGGAATTTCGCCCATCTGATAAAGCTGGCGAACCCACTTGTGGATTTTCTTGTGGTAGCCGTAACACGTCACGTCGGTACGAGTGCCATCATGCAGCCAGTTGTCAAAGGCGATGATGTTCTTCGGGGTCAAGTCGCCATAGGTGTTGAGTTTTCCGAATGTGCGCACGGCTTCGATAACACATATCTTGTGCTTGCGTGTGCCTTCGCGCAGATCTTCATTGGCGAGAGCTTCCTCCATAAAGTCGAGAAAGCTCTTGCCACTTTTCTCCGGCTCTTTTGGCTTCTCCTCCTTCACTTCTACCTTAGGCTTCTTGTCTTCGCCATTGAAGTGATACATGAAATTGTCGTAGGTTCGCTCTTCATCAAGAACGTCCATCGCAGCAATGATTTTCTTACACTTCGCTACCAGAGCTTGTGTTTCGGGCGAAGCTGCTGCTGCTTGCCAGTCGTTGGGTGAATACTTGCCAATCATAATATATTTACGAGTGGCACGTCCAAGATAAACTTGAACTTCCAAAAATCCGTAACCCCTCTTCTCGGAGTTTTTTCTACGGTCGAAGACGACCTCTACCAATTCCTTCTTCATCGTTAAAGTAGGTTTTAGTACAGCGGACAAATAAGTGGAGAAGATGAGAATAATGGGAGTTTAACAATTTTTAATTGGTAGTTTTACCAATTCCAGCTATTTAGTGGCTGAAAGTGTCACACGTTTTTAGAAAGTGTCACACATTTCAGAAAAGTGTCACACAAAGTGTCACACATTTATGTATCGTTGTGTCCCGTTATGTCATCATCAAAGCACCAGGTTCAAATCCGCTGCGTTAATTAGACATTACGCTCGTCCTCTAAATAACTGTCTGAATTTCAAGTTACTCGCTCGTAACTAACTGTATATAAGCAACAAAGAGGATACTACCGAAGTAGAATCCTCTTTGACGTTGTTTTGTTCCGATGTGACCCGCATGGGGCTCGAACCCATGACCCCAACATTAAAAGTGTTGTGCTCTACCAACTGAGCTAGCGAGTCTCCGTATTTGCTTTATATTTCAAAAGCGAGTGCAAAGGTAGTGGTTTTTTATAAATTACGCAAATATTTTGTTTGTTTTTTACGTTTTCCACTCCTTTTTCCTCTATTTCTGTTGGTTTTCTACTGCTGTAGGCGGGTCGTCGTCGTTCAGATGCTCTTTTGTGACGTAGCGTTGCCAGTAGGCTATAATGAGCGACGTGAGCGGCAGAGCGATGATCAGTCCGATGAAGCCGAGCAGTGCGCCCCACACCGAGAGCGAGAGCAGCAGTATGGCTGGGTTGAGGCCCATCGCCTTGCCCATAATCTTCGGCGTGACGTACATGTCGGTGATGATCTGCACCACGCAGAAGAGGCCGAACGCCAAGCCGAACACCATCCAGAAGTCCTGCCCCGTGTCGGCAGCCTTAAGCATGGCGAGGAAGGCTGTAGGAATGAGCGCGAAGGTGTGCAGATAGGGCACGAGGTCCATCACGCCGATGAGTATTCCGAGGCCGATAGCCATAGGGAAGTCCATCAGGCTGAAGCCGATGCAGAACATCACGCCCATGCAGAGCGCCACTAAGCCCTGACCACGTATGTAGTTGTTCATCTCGCGCTCCACGTCCTGCGCCAGTTCCTGCCAGAACGGACGGTTCTTCTTCGGGAATATCTTCACCCAGCTCGTCGTGAGGAACTCGTAGTCGAGCAGTATGAAGAACGTGTAGAGCAGCGTGATACACGACGCTACGATAGACATTACGATGTTGGCTGTCTGCCCGATCACGGCGAAGAGCTTCGGCATCGTCGTCTTCAGCGTGTCGCTGAAGTCCTTGCTCTTGAAGAAGCGCTCCAGCGCCTCCTGGTTGTTTATAGCCCAGTCTTTCGCCATGCGCGAGAAGTCGTTGGTGTGCGTTGTCTGGTGCAGCCAGTGGAGGATGAACTCGTACAGTTTCTGGAACTGGCTCACCATCGGCGGCACGATGAAGTAGACAAGCAGTCCGATTACAGACAGAATGGCGAGCATGGCGATGATGATAGCCAGGGCGCGCACCTTCACGTGCATGCGATACTGTATGAACTTCACCATCGGGTAGAGCAGATATGCCAGGAACCACGCGATGAAGAAGGGCAGCAGCACGCTGCTCAGATAGTTGGTGATGGCAAAGACGGCTACGGTTATGCCGCCGACGGCTGTCCAGCGCATCACTTTGTCGAATGTAATCTTTTGTTCGTTCATATTATTGTTCCATTGCTTTCTTGTAGCACTCGCGGCAGAGCGGCTCATACTCGGCCTGTTCGCCGATGAGCACCTGGTTCTGGTCGTGCACAAGACGGTGACTCACGTAGGCGAGCGCTCCGCACTTCACGCAGATGGCGTGCACCTTCGTCACTTCGTCGGCTACGGCGCACAGAGCCGGTATCGGGCCGAAGGGAGTGCATTGAAAGTCCATGTCGAGGCCGGCTATTATCACGCGCACGCCGTTGTTGGCAAGCTGGTTGCACACCGCTACGAGGTCCATGCCGAAGAACTGCGCCTCGTCTATGCCCACCACGTCGAAGTCGTAACCGTCCGTGCTTGTGGTGTGACTGCTCAGGTAGTCAAGAATCTCGCCCGACGTGGAGAGCGGCACCGACATCACGGCGTTGTGGTCGTGGCTCACCACCTCCTCCTCAGAATAGCGTGTGTCTATCTGCGGCTTGAATATAACAACTCTTTGGCGAGCGAAGGTAGCTCGCTTTATGCGGCGTATTAGCTCCTCGGTCTTGCCCGAGAACATCGAACCGCATACTACTTCAATTCTTCCTTGGCGATACTTCTCGCCCTCTAAATTTGCTTTCATTGTGAGTACAAATTTACGAATACGTTTTAAAAATTGCAAAGAAACGACATGTTTTTTTGCCGTTCTTGATTAATATAACTATATTTGCCCACAATATGGGTATATTATATATTGTGCCTACTCCGGTGGGCAATATGGAAGACATGACGATGCGTGCCATCCGCATATTGAAAGAGGCAGATTTGGTGCTTGCCGAGGACACTCGCACATCGGGCATTCTGCTTCAGCATTTCGATATAAAGAATCGGCTGATGTCGCATCACAAGTTCAACGAACACGGCACAACGGCATCCGTAGTCGATCGTCTGAAGGCTGGCGAGACGATAGCGCTCATCAGCGACGCCGGCACGCCCGGAATCAGCGACCCCGGCTTCTTTCTCGCTCGCGAGGCGGCTAAAGCCGGCATCACGGTGCAGTGTCTGCCCGGCGCTACGGCGTTCGTCCCGGCCATCGTAAGCTCGGGTCTGCCGTGCGACCGCTTCTGCTTCGAGGGATTCCTGCCGCAGAAGAAAGGCCGCCAGACGCTGCTGCAGTCGCTTCAGACCGAGACGCGCACGATGATATTCTACGAGTCGCCTTACCGACTGGTGAAGACGCTCGAGCAGTTTGCCGAGTTCTTCGGCGACGACCGTCAGGCGAGCGTCTGCCGCGAGATATCCAAGCTGCATGAGGAGAGCGTGCGCGGCACGCTGGCAGAGATAATAGCCCACTTCAAGCAGACCGAGCCGCGCGGCGAGATAGTTGTCGTAGTGGCTGGCTGCGCCGGCGTTGACATCTCCGCACGAAAGGCGCTCAAGGAGCAGGCTAAGGAGAAGAAGCCGAAACTGAGCAACAAGGAACGCTACGCTATGCGCGAGGCGGCGCCTGCGGAGTTCAAGAAAAAGAAATTCAGAGACGAATAATAAAAAAACAAAACGATATGAAAAAACTATCTTTAGTATTATTATCTGTGGTGTTGCTGTCAGTGACATCATGCGATTTCGTGAACAAATCGAAAGAAGGTAACGCACTCAACGTAGAGCAGACCGACTCGCTCCAGCGAATCATCTCGCAGAAGGACAACGAGATTAACGACATGATGGAGACGTTCAACCAGATTCAGACCGGTCTGCGCGAGATAAGCGAGGCTGAGAACCGCGTCACCGTAGCACAGACTGGCGAGGGAGCAAGCAGTCGCAAGCAGATACTCGAGGACGTTCGCTTCATCTCGTCTACAATGCAGCAGAACCGCGCTTTGCTCGAGAAACTCCGCCAGCAGTTGCGCGAGTCGAGTATCAAGGGCGACCAGCTGCGCCGCACTATCGACGAACTCGTAGCGCAGATCAACGACAAGGAGCAGCAACTACAGCAGTTGCGCGCCGAACTCGACGCTAAGAACATACACATCGCCGACCTCGACAAGACCATCACCGGCCTTAACGATAATGTGTCGTCGCTGCAGGAGGAGTCGTCGAAGAAGACCGAGACTATCAACGACCAGGACGCACAGCTCAACACAGCATGGTTCGCGTTCGGCACAAAGAGAGAACTGAAGGATCAGCGCATCATAGACGGATCGAAGGTGCTGCAGTCGAACTTCAACAAGAGCTACTTCACAAAGATTGACATCCGCGTGCAGAAGGAGATAAAGCTCTACTCTAAGTCGGCTAAGATTCTCACTATGCACCCCTCAAGCTCTTACACCTTGCAGCAGGATGCCAACAAGCAGTACGTTCTGCGCATCAGCAATCCGCAGATATTCTGGTCTACCAGCAAGTATCTCGTAATTCAGGTTAAGAAGTAATTGCGCACGAATCATTATACAGACGACAAATGCGCATAGGTGTAATCGTAGCAATGGACAAGGAGTTTGCACAGCTGCAGACTCTTGCGTCCGACAAGAAGGAACAGACCGTTGCGGGCCGCACTTTCGTTGTGGGCCGCATCGGCGAGAACGAAATTGTAATGCAGAAGTGCGGCATCGGAAAGGTGAACGCAGCGGTTGGAGCCTCGGAAATGATTGCCGCGTTCCATCCCGATCTGGTCATCTCTACCGGCGTGGCTGGCGGTGCCGACACGAGTCTCGAGGTTTGCGAGGTGGTGGTGAGCACGGCTTGCTGCTACCACGACGTCTATTGCGGCGACGAGTGCGCAATGGGTCAGGTGCTCGGCATGCCCGAACGCTTCGAGAGCGACGCCGCCCTCGTTGAGAAGGCCACATCGCTCAACTGCCACACGCAGGTGCACGCCGGACTCATCGTCACTGGCGACTGGTTTGTCAACTCTCGCGAGAAGATGCAGCAGATTCTCGACAACTTCCCAACGGCAATGGCTGTAGACATGGAGAGCTGCTCTATAGCGCAGACCTGCCATATCTATAACACGCCGTTCGTCAGCTTCCGCATCATCAGCGATATTCCGCTCAAAGACCACAAGGCACAGATGTACTACGACTTCTGGGAGCGTATGGCAGAAGGATCGTTCGAAGTGACGAAGGCGTTCCTTGAAAGAGTATAAAAGCCCCTCCCAACCCTCAAGCCTCTCCCAACCCTCCCCGTCGGGGAGGGCTTAGGATAGCTTAGAAAAGAATAATCCTCGGCTTAGAAAGGCCTAAGAAGGCTTAGTTAGGTTTAGACGCAGCCTTTTCCTCTGCCTTTCCCTCGGCTTAGAAAGGCTTAAGAAGGCTTAGTTAGGCATAGACGCAGCCTTCCCCTCAGCCTTTGCCTTGGCTTAGAAAGGCTTAAGGAGGCTTAGTTAGGCTTAGACGCAGCCAAAAACAATAAAAAAGACAATGAAAAAAATACCAAGTTTCACAATAAACCACAACACCCTCTTGCGCGGCATCTACGTTTCGCGCAAAGACTCAGTAGGTGGCGACACCGTAACCACATTCGACATCCGCATGAAGGAGCCTAACTGCGAACCGGCGTTGCATCCCGGCGCACTCCATACCATCGAGCATCTCGCCGCAACATATCTGCGCAACGATGCCGAGTGGAAGGACCGCATCGTGTATTGGGGCCCGATGGGCTGCCTCACTGGTAACTATTTGCTGATGCGTGGCGACCTTGAGCCGCGCGACATCGTAGATCTCATGCGCCGCACGTTCCGCTTCGTGGCAGACTTTGAGGGCGAGATACCGGGTGCCGAGCCGCAGGACTGCGGCAACTGGCTGCTTCACGACCTGCCGATGGCACGTTGGGAGTCGCGCAAATACTGCGAGGAGGTGCTCGACGTAATCACCGACGCCAATATGGTGTATCCGCAGAAGTAGAGAAAACGAGAATATCTATATATTTAATAGGTATAAACTTGTAAAAAACAAGTGTTGACAAGAAAAAGTTAGCAAAATATTTTGCCGAACCGCCGAAATTGCTTACCTTTGCACCGCTTTACAAAAGCACGGGATGTAGCGCAGTTGGTTAGCGCACGCGTCTGGGGGGCGTGAGGTCGCAAGTTCGAGTCTTGTCATCCCGACAGAAAAAGGGTTAAAACGCTATTTCCCAGTGTTTTAGCCCTTTGTCGCTTTAATATACTCGGCGATAAGTCGGCGTGTGTGAAAAGTCACTATAATTATTTGTTTAACCGAGTCCTCGACGCAAAAACGTAGAGGACAAAAAAATGTGCTCAAAAAATTCTGAAATAAACAAGTTGAAGGGCTGGACTCCACCGGTCTTTCATCAGGCGTCGGAGTGTTATGTATCGTTTACGGCATTTTGTCCGGAAACGGGGAAAATGAAGCTCAAGAAAATAATGCTTGGCCGCATAAAGAGTAAGCGGCTGCAAAGGGAGAAGGCACGGCAGATTATGCAGCACTTAACGGAAAAGCTGCTCGATGGGTGGAATCCGTGGATAGAGGCTGTAAGTCCAACGGAATACACGCTATGGGATGATGTCGTGCTTAAATACGAGCAATGGTTAGCGAAAATGGCCAAAGAAAACGGCTATCGCATGGAGACAGTAGCAAGCTACATGAGCTACATGAAGGTGTTGAAGGACTGGATAGCCGACAAGAATGTACATTATATATATCAGTTTGACCGGCGCGTAGTCGGCAAGTTTCTGGACTACGTATTTGTCGAGCGCAACAATACCCTGCAGACACGTAATAATTATTTGGCGTGGATAAAGACCTTCGCGAAGTATCTTGTGCAAAGGTCGTACGTGCCAAAGAACCCGACAGAAGGGTTTCAGATGGTTATGCGCAGCGCACGCTTCAAAAATCGCGATACGATAGATGAGCGCAATCTGCAGCGATTAAAAGAATATCTCGAGAAGAATAACCGCCATTACCTTTTGGCTACATACATATTATATTATACGTTTTTGAGACCTCGTGAGATGTCACTACTGAAGATTGAAGATATCAACATCAAGAAGCAGTTGATACTTGTGCACGGTGACAACGCCAAGAACCACGCCGATGCTGCTGTGACGTTACCGAAGAAGATATTGCTGCTGATGGTAGAGCTGGGCGTGTTCAATAGCCCTGGCAGCTATTATCTCTTCTCCAATGGTTTTAAGCCCGGGGCGGAATACCGCTCCGAGAAGAGCTTCCGCGACTATTGGTTACACCATGTAAGGCGCGACTTGAAGTTCCCGGAGCGGTACAAGTTCTACTCACTTAAAGACACTGGCATCACTAACATGCTCAGGCAGCATGTGGATACCGTATCTGTGCGTGATCAAGCGCGACACTCAAGCATTGATATAACAAATATCTATGTGCCGCATGACATGAAACGTGCGAATGCTACGTTGAAAGACTACGACGGCGACTTTTGAAAACTGGAGGGCGCGGACTACTTAAGGGGATAGAACGTGCCCTCTACAACATCTGATAGTTCGCCGTCAACGACCTCATATTTGAGCTGTTGACAGTAGAACTTTTGGTTTGCGATATTGAATATGCGGCGCACATCACGACGCTGCACAGTGCGGAAGCGTATAGTGTAAACCATCGTCAGGTCAACATTGACATTTGTAGACCAGTATGTATTATACATGCCGGTACTCGAATTTATGGAGAGGTCGTAGTTGCCGTCAGCTTTGACAATACGCACGGTCTGATGCTCCCAGAAGGGGTATGAATGAGCGGCATCACGTCTGGTGCGAACCTGCAAGCGGCTGTTAATAGTGACGGGCACGACTAGATAATGGTTGTCGCGATTCTCGCCTATAACCTCAAATTTGCTAACCCCCATGTAAAAGCCCACGTACATGTTGTCTTTAGCTGACGCTTCAGAAGTGTCGCTAAACAAGCGCTCAGCAACACCCTTGCCCTCATTTTCGTCGACAACAGTACCCACATCGCCGTCACCATTTTCTACGATCGGCATCGGGTAGCTATAGTAGTTACGCAACTGCGAAAATACATTTTCGATAGGAACTATTTTAAGTTCGGTTTTATCTGTATTGGACTCATCGACGCGCGGTCCGAACTGGTTAATCATCGCCAAATTTGTAAAATCAGAATCCACCGACCAAACAGCGAAGGGAAATTCGAAATCTACCGCTTGTATGTTAGAAGTGTCTGCCACGTTAAAGAAGAAGCCTCTATTATAATATGCCGTCATTGAATGGTATGAATCCACGACTTTCTGCGGCGGAGCGCCGCGCTTGTCGAACACCGGATCACCGCCTAATATGTGCGACCAAACATCCCAAAGTTCGAAATAGTACATGTCGTATTTAGCTTGTTTGTGAGGGCATTTGACGTACTCTATCTTTTGCGCGAAGTCAGCGTCAAGAGCATAGCGCTTATAGATGGGAGTGTTGGGGAACTTGTAGCTCACGTTGTGGTAAGTGATGTCGTCTGGTGGGTCTTGGTCGTATTTTTTATCAACATTACCGACAATATCGGCACTATTGACGATCTCAACTGCCGTAGCGCTATAATAGCTGCGCAACGTTTGGACTTCTACATTTTTAGTATTATTGTCAACAAGAAACCTCACGCCGCACAGCTTCTCGACCTCTGAAATAAAGTCCGACACCTTCCAGTTCTCGACCATCTCGTTGTACTTTAGAGTCTTGTAGCCATGCACAAAGATGAGCTTGCTCAGCTCCTTGTGCGAGCCGAGGATATTGCTGGCGATATTGTACCCGAGGGCGGTAATGACGCGTCGAACAATAGCGGCAAGATAAGGCTGTGGGCATAGCGTAGTGCCTTTTTTAATAGTAACTGAGGTCGCGCCCTCGGTCTCGTTGATTTCGTTATAAACCTCGGAGCTGGCTGCGAGCTCATTGACGCCTTGACCGAAGAGCTTAGCTTTAGCGACGACGGGGCAGCAGACGAAGTCGAATGTCGGATATGAAGCATAAAGAGAGTCTTGAGCGATAGATTCGCTTAGCTCATCAATACTGCCAAGGTCGAGGTCGCGAATGTATTTGTCGCTGCCAGCGAGAAAATTTAGTTCTGAGTTACCGGCTGCAATCTGTATTTTTACATTGCGGTCGCTTATCTCAAGAATTATCTCTGTACCCTTGATAATAACACCCTTCTCACAGTAAAGTATCGCTGAGCGGTTCTGTGGATGCTTCGCAATATCAATGCGATGGATAGCATTATATATGACCGCATTTCGAGGATCATCGAGTGATATGTCGATGTCGAGGGTGTGTTGGCCTTCGGAGGTGAAGAAGGGGTTGCGGTCGTAGAACTCCAAGGATATGTCAGCAGCGAGGTGAACCTCGCTGCCGTCAATAAATAGCTTTATCATTTTCTTTGTCTGCTAACGTTAGACTTCATTTTATTCACCAAGCGCTCTGCTTCTATTGTGCCATGCTTGCCCGTAGCATAGGTCTCGGCGACAATGGGAGTAGAGAATCGCTTGTCGATATTATTAAGTGAGCGTACGACGCGAGAGAGAACCGTTGTGACGGCAGACGTATCAGGCGCCGCTGTAGCAGTAGCAACTTTTGGACCGGCAACTGCTCTACGAGGTGCGAACTGCGAAGAACCTGGCACCACGGCGGCGATATCTTCAGACGATAGACGCGACACGCTGCCAGAGCGCTGCGCCTCATTGATGAGGTTGAGCACTGGCAGAACATTTGGATTTGCTGTGGCAAATCGGTTCGCTACAAACTCGTTGGAGTGCACAATGCCTTGCGGCTTATCCCATGGACCAGCAGGAGTAAAGCCGCCAGTGTCGAAGCTACCAACGGCTGCTTTAGCCATCTCAAAAGCAGCCGTGATAAGCGCCGTCTCGACAGCAGCCTTAGCAAGACCCGCAGCTCCAAGGGTACTGACATTCTTGGCTATGGAAGCCGCACGTGCCGCAAGAATGGTTTTCTCCAGCGCATCAATGATTAAAGACAGAATACCACGCAGAAAATCTTTAAATTGAGCTCTCTCGCCTTGAAGAACTTTGCTCATCTGCTCTCCGAGCTGCTGGCCTGTAGATACGATAGCCTCACAGATGATGTCATTGTATTTTTGCGTAAGCTCTTGCTTGCGTTTAAGGGAGGCTTCTGTTTGCTCGAGCTCTGCGTTGTCTATCTCCTGCTGAATAGCTTGGCGCTGTTCGGCAGTAAGTTTTGTTCCATCGAGGAGTTTCTGAAGGTACCCTTGCCAAGCCTTTGATCTATTCTCTTGACTCTGCTCGTCGAGATAGCCTGCTTTAACATTGGTCTTGCGTTGACTCTCCATAAGCTCGTCAAATGTTGCCTTCGCATCACTGATGAGCCTGCTGCTCGACTCCTTGTTGACTTTGTCAGTTTCTGCCTTAAACCGCTCTTTAAGCTTCTTAAGGTCTGCCTGGTAAACCTCCTCGCTGATAAGCTTCTTGCCATGAAGATTCTCAAGTAGCGCGAGGTCTTGGTCGTACTTTTGCTTAATAGTGTCGAGCTCATGGGCGAGCTGCTCCGCCTCGGTATCACCGAATGACTGCTCAATTTCGTGGAGTTGGTCGTAAAGTTTCACCTTGTAGTCCAGGATCTGCTTCTCGATCTCAGCACGCTTTTTAGGTTCGAGCCCTGCAATCTCAAGTTTTTTGTTAAGCTCCTCAAGTTGCAGATCTTCTATCTTGCGGTTATACTCCTCTTGCGTAGCGATGTCACCTTTTAGATAATCTTCTTTTGCCTTTGTGCGCTTGGTCTCGTACTCTGCAGTAACAGCATCAAGTGCTTTCTGCACTTTCTTGCTTGCTTCGGCCTCTTCTTTTGCAGCAGCTTTGGCAGCATCTTCTGGCGAGACGTAATGACCAGGCTTGTTTTTATTATCATCTTCATCTTGCTTCTTATCTTCATTTTTTTTAACGACATCAGCTTTCAAATCTTCGCCATACACCTTTACAATACTATCACGCTCAACCATAAGCTTGCGTAGCTTATTGTTAGACTCTTTGACAGCCTTAACCTCTTTATCTGTAGATGTCGCGATGCCCACGCCTGCCTGCCACGTTGAAGGCATGTAAGCCGTCTGGTTATTAGCGCTTTTTTGACGAGCTTTAGCCTTATCGAACTCCTCTTGCGCTTTGCGCAGCGCAATGCGCTCCTTGGCGATTTCGCCGCCAATGCGCTTCAATTCATCCTTTGCACCCTCCAGTTCATATTTGCGCTGAAGCGTAACGAGATAGTCATTTAGAGCGGCGTCATTGGCTTTATATTTGCGAGTTGTCTCATCGAGCTGGGCATTGTAGTTAGGAATAATATCATTGAGTTTAGCAACCGCTTCGCGCCTGTCGTCCATACTCAATGTCTCATCTTTTGCGGCTTCAATAAGCGTGCGTATCTTGGCCTCTTCCTCACCTACCTTAGATGCTGCATCTTGTCTGATCTCCGTAAGCTTGTTTTGAGAAATAGTAGCATCGTCTAACTTCTGTCGATACAACACTAAAGCAGCAGTAACCGCAGTGACAGCACCGAGGAAAAGTCCGAAAGGGTTGGCTCCGATTACAACGTTTAGCATTTTTTGAAGGGCAACAGTTTTTGACATTGCGCCATTTAACACAGCGTGGCGTAGCATTATCGTCATGAGCCATTTGTCTTCGAGCTGTGTCCAAAAAATCTTCAGTTTCTTAACAGCAACAGCACGTTGCTCCCAAATGACGGACAACTTTTGCCCCGCCACGTACCCTGCGATAGTAGCCGTAAGCGTGAGGAGCGCCTTTCGGTGCGCTATGACAAAATTGGTGATTGAACTAAGGCCCTTAACGGCAAGCGAACCGGTGCTGATGCCTTGCTGAACAAGAGGAAGCAGTTTTTCGCCAAGATCAATCGATAAGTCAAGAAACTGCTTTTTAGCTTTGTCAATATTAGCCTGAACAGTGTTATTCTGGACATTAAACTCATCAATCACGCTGCTGCCGTCATTATAGGCGTTAAAAGCGACCAGTTGAGCCTCTTTGACTTGGTCTATATGAGAAGCCACTGATGATAAAACGCCTACCGCACGAGTACCTTCGAGTTTCATTTCTGAGAACATCGGTGCCATTTTATCAAAACCACCGGTATTTTTCATGGCGGTAAGAAATTTCAGAAGAGCTTCGTAGGCATCTGTTTTCAACAATTTCGTAAAGCTCGCAACGTCTTGCCCTGCAAGCGTAGCAAAACGTGCAGGCTCCTGATACATCTTAGTGATGAGCTGCGAAAACACGGTGGAAGCTGTAGCTTCTTCCTGCATATTCTGGTCGAGTGCAGAAGCTAAGCCCATTATCTGCGCTTGTGTCATGCCGGCCTGTTTGGCCACACCAGACAAATCAGCTGTGAAATCGACAATATAGCCAGCGTTAGCCGAGGAACTTTGTGCAAGGTCGTTGACTGCAGAACCCGTAGCCAACATCGCACCACGCAAGCCCTTCTTTTCGTCCTCGCCGAACATATGCGCAAGTTTGCCTATCTTATCGACCGCTCCTTCGCCAAGGTCCTCGCCCAGAGCTACATTTATTTTATCTGCGCCATCGACAAACTCCTCAACTAAATTCTTACTTGTGATGCCAAGCCTACCTGCAACGCCTGCGAGATTGTTGAGCTGCTCGCGAGAAGTGCGAGTGTCCATTTTTTTGAAGTCCTCGTTCATCTCGTGCACCTGCTCAGCTGTTTGGCCAGTATATTTGCGCACGTCAGCCATCGCTTCCACCATGTCGGCGTAGTCGTTGACGCATTGACGAATCGTAGTCGTGACACCGCCAAGAGCATCGACGCCAGTTTGAAGAGTGTAGTACCACTTATTAAAGAAGTCAGCCATGCCATTAAGGCGCTGACCGAGTGACTTTGACTCTTCTACAACGCCATGAATAGCATGTTTATGCTCAGACAGTATAGAGTTGAGCTGCGCTATAGCCTGAACCTTGTCTGTGTACTCCTTTGTACCAATAGTCATCTTCTTGACATCTCGCGTTAGCTCACGAATTTTCTTCTGGATAGCCGGGATAGAATTATCAACCTCGGAACCATCGATAAAAATCTTAACTGTGCGATTGTATGTTTTTGCCATATTATCCCTATTTAATATGGCAAAAATAGCAGATAAAAATATAGTAGCAAAGGACGCAAAATAAGGTATCTTAAAACTTGCATATGTCAAAAAAAATCGCTAACTTTACAGCAAGAATATATCAATTAAAAGCGACTTAATATGTATCATCTCACACCTACAGCAGCAATGGCATTAATGGTGTTTCTCGTCATTGTTTTTATGATGAAGGGCGCCAAGAAAACTGTAAAAAAAGTTAGCGGGAAACTGGAGAGTGGTATACCTGAAATAGACGAACCACTCAGACGCGGATATTCATTTCTCTATTGCATGGAAATGAAAGAGCGTGAAATGATGTATCGTGACGGAGAGTGGGTGCCAATGTTTATCGAAAACGACAAGAAAAACTGGTATCTGCAAGACAAACTACGCAAAAAAGACATTGCACTCAACAGGCATGGCAGATGGGATTTCATAGGCAAGACACGAGAAATGCTTGAAAGAAATCACGCAATATAATAAGAAAACGGGGAGCTAACACCAATTAGCTCCCCGTTTTTTATTTCTTGGCTATCGTTACACGGTCTATCTGCTCGAGCACATCACGTGCAGCGTTGTCGCCGTAGTAGTCAGCGGCGATGTCTGCAAGCCCTTGGATCTGTTGCTCGATGTTGCAGTCGAGCCAGTCTACGGGTCTGCGTCTGATAGGTCCGGGTTTGACGTTTCTGTTGGGATCGTGCGAGCCACGTACCACCCTGCCGCCTTGACGGATGTAGCCGTTGCCGACGCCGTAAGCGACGAAAACGCCATAGCGAAGGAACTTGAAGGCGACGGCATGAACCAAACCGTCGTCGCGCGCCGTATTAGTGGCAGACTTCAGTCGAGACCGAAGTTCGCCGCTATACACATTAGTCTTCGCAACAAGTGTACCGAGCGAGCGAGAACGGACGGTCTCGCCCCAATCTTTCACGCGTTGATTAAACTCGTTTGCGGACATTATTGAAGCATTGCTGCTGTCGAACTTTGTCATAAACATCACATTTTAGAAATGTCAGCGTACTCCGATGTAGCGTCGAACGACGGGCACGCCTTCGTTGAGAAGTCACGATGACCGCGTATGACGGCGGCAGGATATTGACGCTTTAGACGCATGAGCAGATTGACAAGAGCGTCGCGCTGAGCTGGCGTGCGTGTATCCTTTGGCTGCTGTTTGTCATCGACACCGCCGATATAGCACACACCGATGCTGTTGGCGTTATGGCCTGCACAATGGGCGCCGACCTTGGCAACCGGCCGACCTTCGTGTACAGTGCCGTCACGATACACAACATAGTGATACCCGATGCCGTTGAAGTGTCGACGTCGATGCCATGCGTCGATGTCGGCAACAGTAAAATCCTTGCCCTCGGGCGTCGCCGAGCAGTGAACAATAATAAGATCTATTTTACGCATACATAACAATTTTGTGATTTGAAAATAAATATTGTCAATAAATCATATACGGCGAGAAGTCGAATGTGTTCGGATCGTAGTTGATTTCTCCGAGATAGCTCATAGCTATTCGGTGACACGTGCGTTTGATATCATCGAGCGTTGGCTTGTGAAAGTAGACTACCTGGTGATACATGTCGGTCTTCTCGAAGAAGTCGTAGTCGATGTGTACCATCTTGATGAACAGACGCCACGAGCCATCCGGGAGCTGTTGTATCGGCACCCATTTCTTGAGCTTCGTCACGCCGTCGCCTCCAGTCCCATCTTCTCGCCCATCGCCAGCAGCTCCTTCGCCCTCGCCTTGCACTTCTCGCGCCAGTCCTGCAGCTCGTCAAGCTCTGTCAGCTTCTCGCTTGCTTCATCGTCGCTCACCGCCGCAGGGTTCTGCATCAGCATAAGGCTGTTGAAGGCTATAGCCTCTGCAGCGTCTGCCGGATACTTGAAGCGTACGAGCGCATTGACTATCGCGCCGTAGTTCCAAACACCAGTTTCAAGTTCAACACTCTCGTCGTAGCCGTTACCGACAACGACCGACACCTTTGTTCTGCCGAGGTCATTCTGCCAAGTGATGTCCTCGCGCTCATTGATATTAACCATACACATCTTTTTTTAACAATAGATTTGAAATAGAATATTTGCTTTTGACCTTAAACACCTCGAAGTGCCTTTTGACTACGTAATAATCAAAAAGGCGGGGGCAATATCGTTTAACCGCTCGACGGCGCAACGCGTACGTAGCCTTGTCGATAAAGAAGCCCATGTAGCTGTTTAGCGACATCAAGTAATGATCAAGCGCATAAGCTTCGTCAACGCCGAACCGCCTGATGCCTGCGAGATATGCATCAAGTTCTTTCAGCTTCTCGATGAAGCCTGCTACTGTGCGATTAGAGATATAAGCTCGCTCCATTTTAATAACAGCACCGACGAAATACACACCGTGTGTCACATCTTGTATGTACTGTTTATCATGATGCAGCTGCAGGTTCAGGTATCGCTGAAGAAATGCACCTGCTTTGTTGCGCAGCATCAGTACATCTGCCTTTCGCCTGCAGACGACTGCGAAATCATCGACGAACCGCTCGTATCTCGCATCTACACTCTTGCATAAGTCTACCATGTATTCGTCGAGGAACGACATGTAAAAGCCAGCGAGAAGTTGCGAAGTGATGTTGCCGATAGGCATGCCGCGGTAGTTTGGCTGAAGGAATAGCGTCTTGCCAGCAGGCAGCATGGCCCACAGCCTCGGGTCTCCGCGCTTTGTGCAGTTGTTCTGCGGTCTGTGTCTGATAGTGACCGTCAGCAGATAAACGAGCAGGTCTACGTCGGGTTCGTGGTAATACTTGCGCACGAAAGCCACTGCCAGGCGCTCTAAAATACGAATGTCGATATTCATGAAAAACGCCGCGACATCGAAGCGCCCCACATAGGCCCTGCGTGTGTAGTTGCATGAGACCTCTAAAATGTCGCACCTTAGAGCGTTCACCGCCAGCCTAACTCCTTTGCCCTTGCGACAGTTCCAAGTAACGTCACCCATAGCAGCATACCGCCGCTCGAACAACGGCTCAATACGCATACATATCCAATGTTGCACGATGCGGTCGCGGAAGTTCGCCGCGAATATCTCTCGCAACTTCGGGCGCGTCACACAGAAGCAGATGCTTGTGCTTGGCGTGTAGCTATAGCTCTCGCACTCCTCCATAAGTCTGAGCAGGTCTGTATCATGCAGTCTATAAAGCACACATTGTTCGCTCGTCATTTTATTAGAACAGCATTGATTGAAAGCTTCTACCCAACCCTTTACCCTCTCCTCACTTAATGCGACGACCGGACGCACCTGATAACCATTGGCCTTATTGTTGTTGTTGTTGGTCTGACCGCTGGACGGCTGCTGAATCCATGCGTTCGCCTCCGTATACTCTGAAGACGACGTCATTATGCGCACTACCTTGTTCTTAACGAGCGGACTGCCAAGTCCACTTGTGGCGCACCCATTCAATTTTAAAGAGGTTTTATTAGCTGCTATAATCGTAATCATAACCACCAATCATTAGCCAAACATATCAACCTCTTGTGAACTACGCATGGTCAGCGACGACTTGTACCACGCACCAGTTCGTCTTGCTAATTCGTCAAAATCACGCAAGAACATCGGGTATTGACTATTGCTGATAATTCTGCCGTACCGAGGCTGCTTCACAGTCTTCGCACCATCCGGTGTTTTTATCATGCTCACACTCTCCTTCTTGCTGTACTCATGCAACTGACGTACGATCGTCTTGATGATGGTCATGGAATGGATGAGAGCTGCAATATACTCTACTCGTTGACTAATGTCGCTTGTATTGAGAGCGTACTCGCAGACCGACAATGCGTCGATGATTTCGTTAACGCATCTTGCCGTGACTGTTTGCAGACCTGCTGCGTGCTTCGGAATACGCTCCGACACTTGCATCAGGCAGCCAAGCAGCTTCTCTAACTTGCGATAAATTGAAGATTGACTCGCTTTCATATTAATGTTACTCCGTCAAAATGACGGCTTGCAATGTGTGTTTGTTATCGGCGGAGCGGCGGAAAAGCCGCCCCGCCCAAAATGTTAAAGTTTGAATGCGACGACCGGACGCACCTGAAAACCATTGGCCTTAATGCCGTTGACGCCGGTCTGACCGCTGGACGGCTGCTGAATCCATGCGCTCGCCTCCGTATACTCTGAAGACGACGCCTGCCACGAACTGTTAAATTTAACAAAACGTAGGTCAGCAACACCCTTTGCGAAGATGTTGTGGTTAGCGCCTACAACATAGCCTTTAAGGTGATACCACGTACAGCGCGAAAGTTCGCCGATTGATGCTAATGACCAACGACCCTCGCCGAACTTCTCGGCCACCACCTCATCAGGCTTGTCAGTCGCGGGCACATAGGCGTGACAATAGCTCGCAGCAGGATAGTAATACTGCTGATACTTCGAGGCATTGGCGTGTGAAGCCTGCACTGCCGATATGCAGCTTGCGAGATTCTCCGCCATTGTCTGCAAGTCGGTACGTTTAGGTATCGGCAAGTTGACGTTAGCATCCTGAAGGATATAGTCGCGATGCGCTATTATCTTCAGCGTGTACAGCTGACCGCGCGCCACCTTGTCGCCGACTCGCAGACCAGCCTTGCCGAGGTAATCGCCGAGGATAGTATGGCCGACGCTCGTATTCCACATCACATCGGTAATCTCATCGAAACCAATATCGCTGATAGTGTTAAGGTCTTTGTATGCCTTAAAGCCGTCGTTGGCAGTATTCGCCTCGTCGCGCATATTCGCACCATTGACAGTGTAGCTCTGGTAGATGTTTTGTATGAGCGGCAGATCGTACACGTTGTACACAGCGTTGCTCTCCAGCTTGATGCCGACCATACCGTTGTTACCGTCGTTGGAATTCCACAAGCCCCAAACCCTGCTACCATAGTCCTTAAGCGCTACGGCGATAGCCCATGTGCGTGTCGGGTCGATATAGAAGATGATGCCGATAGGTGTTGAGTCTGTGAGGTCTACGTCACTGCCGCACGTGCCGTTAGCGAATATGTAGTCACCCAACTTCGCCTCGTAAGCATAGAAGTAGACCTCTCGCATGGTCTCGATTACCTTGCCGCTCGACAGCTGCAGTGTGACCGTCACAGTAGCCTTGTCATCAGTCTCCTTGCTACCCTGCTTCGTCACCGTAATAACACCCGTTTTCGGGTCAATGGTAGCAAACTTGTTCTCTGTCATCTTCCAAGATACAAGCACAATATCGTTGCCGTTTTTCGGTGCAACAGCGAGTTTCAGCGTGTAGCGGCCCTCGATAGGATAGTACGACACGCCGGTGAGCGATGCGCTGATGATTTCGTTCTTTGTGTATGTCACACGCAACGCATTGTTGTCGTCGTCCACGTTGCCCCACATGCCCACCATGCGCATTTTGAGTGTGGCATCCACTGTGACATTTTCAGAAAGCGTGATGCTGCCAGTCAATTTAGCCTGCTTGTCGAGGAGCCATGTCAGCGTCTCAACCGACACGTCTTGCCAGTCAACACCGAGAATGGTCACAGAAGCTATCTGCGTGCTCTTATACATCTGTTCGATGAGTGTGAGAGCGTCAATCTTCGGGCACGTAGCCTGATTGAGGTACACGTTCTGAAGGTTAGCGTAGCCTTCAAGCGTCAGAGTCTCCAAGCCTCGTTGACCGTCAAGGTGCAGATCGGTCATGGTTGCAGGCAGCTTCACTGTCTTCAGAAACTCCTGGGCTGGTAACGAAACGTCAGTCAACTTAGTGCCTCGTGCGTCGATGCTCACAAGTCGTGAGTTCTTCGATGCGTCAAGCGTACCCGTCAGTGTCGCGAGGTTGTGCACATCGAGCGTGCGCAGCGCAGCGAGCGGAGTAATGCCTACGCTTGTAGCCTTGAGGTGAATGTCACTCTTTGTATCGCTACCTGCAATAAGGCTGCGTATGCGCTTGCCGTTGAACGCAAAAGTCTCGTTAGCAGGTTTGTCATACCATGTGCCGATGTCGCTCATGTAGTTCACACCGCAGACAATGTTCTGGGTGTTAGAGTCTGTCACGCCGGTAGCCTTAATCTTGTCGCCAGCCTTAACGCGCTGACCGTCAAAGATAGTAGACTGACCGATAGTGACTACCGGGTAGAGCCACATTGCCATTGTCAGGTCGAAGTTTACCGTCATCTGCTCCGTAGAGCGATAGTTGATATTGCCGCCCGATGGGTTCTGAGGATTAAACTCGCCGTACTTGGCATAGCTGCTCATGTAGATAGTTCGGTCTTTACACCACTGACGTTCGCCCTCCTCCTGACTGCCCAAAGACTGCGTGATAGGGTCGGTGTCGTTGTTGTAGTTGCCAATCTCCATCAGATAGTGGGCATACTCGTAGCCGACACGTGCCATTTCGTTATAAGCTACTGCCGGGAAATACTGATTCGTGCTGAAGAAGTATTTTTCCCAGAAGCCGTCTACGGTACCGCCGCCAAGTTCCGCCATCGCATCGAGTATTTCCTTCATCATCGAGCGCAGTTCTGTAGCAAAGCAAGCCTCCATCATGTTATACAGCACGTTATCCTCGCCGTTCCAATAGTTCTTGCCTAAAGATTCGTCGAAGTCATGCTCCTCTACCCAGTATGGTTTTGTGAGTTTGCCCTGGTTGTCGACAGGAAGGATAGAGTCAAGGTCGTCTTGTATGGCGCGGATAAGTGAAGTGTTGTTGAGCACTCTGAAGTAAGTATTCTTAGCACGATTATCACAAGCTGCAATCAGCTTCATGAGACACATGAAGAACAGAATGTCACGCTTGTGGAAGTAGTTCGTAATCTTTGCGCCAAACTCTTTCTTGCGTGCTGTGATAAAATCCTCGTTCACCTTATCCCATTCGATGTATGTTTCGTGAGATGCGAAGTCGCTGGGCAGGTAGTCAGCCATCTGCGTTTTCAGGTTCAGTGTCGCGTGCGAGCCATCGAGATTCTTCGATGTGCCGCCCGGAACCCACGTCTTCAGTATCTCATCGTAGAAGTACATGTCGTAGCGTGCCGAGCCGCTCTCCGCCTTTGTTACCCAATAGCAGTAGCTTATGTCAAGGTCTTTCGCCTCCTTCAGCTGAGTATATGTGCCGTTGAAAGGCTTGATGCGATTACTGTGCAGATACACAAAGTTGAACGCCTCAATGTAGCGCGAAATGGTTTTGAGGTTGCCCAGGTCGTAATCCCACGAGGTTGTGCCGGCGTAAACGTAACCTTCCTCGTTTTCGTCATAGTTAACGTCGCCCTCAATCCAAGGAATCTGATGCTTTGTGAGCCTTGGGTTATTATCCGAGCCTTCAATCATCAAGAAGTCCGGAGTGGCTTCCTTGTCGTAGCCGAACGTAGGCTTGTCTCCCTTGCCAGAGCCGAACGTGCCCATGCCAACGAATACTGGCTCAGAGCTTTCTGACTCCTGATTGAAAACAAGGAAGGGGTCTTCGTACACAGCTACACGGCAGTTCGCCATGCCTTCAGCCTCGTTGAACTCGTTTTTGCCCACCACCTTATAATAGAGGTCGTTGTACATCTTTGTAGCGCCCATCTTGTGACTCTGAGGCGAAGATGCCCAGTTGCGCTTGTCTACGAGCTTCACAGCCATCGGCAGACCGTCGGCGTTCTGGTAGCACTTGCCGTGGTCTACACCCGTCTCATCTATCCACTTAGCGTCGTCACGCTTGAAGTCGCTCTGAATGTTCCAAGTCCAATACTTCTTCGATGTAGAACCTTGGCCCTTGCGTGTTATGTTATGCAGCGTACCTGAGTGCCGTGGGTCGCCAACCTTATGCACCACCACATCGCCTACCGTAGCGGTCGGCTCCTTCAGTGAAGGAATCTTGCCCTTATACAAGAGCGTGTTATACTTCTCGTAGGCTTTTGCGTAAGAGATAAGACCATTCTCGCCGAGGATGTCGTTCTTCGACTTAAATGCCTTCTTCTCAGCAACGGTCGGGAATGATGCGAGATAGTTCTGACGAATGTCTGTAGCTGAGAGTGAGCGCTTGTATACACGCAGAGCATACACATCAATGTCGGCGCCAGTAGGAGCGATGACAATGCCACCGGTGCGTTTGATGCCGTCCACAGCCTGCCAGAACTTATCGTTGTTAGTATACGTGAACTCACGGCTGATGATGCCGTTGATGAAGATTCGTACATAGTTAGTGCCCTGATTGTAGAGGTTCGGCACGATGTTCACTGCCACATGAGTACGCTTGTCTTTCTGATATATCCAGTTCTGCGAGCCGTCAACACGCTTCTGTGCTGTCATAAAGCAGCTCTCCTGCGCCTTGACCCAAAGACCTACGAGGTAGTCGTCAACCGTAGACTTTGTACCCATCTGCAGGAGTATGCCGCTCTCGTCAGTCACGTTGCGTGTAGCGAAGTCAAGCTCGATAGTAAGGCCCTGCGCTGGTGTATCGTCAGAGTAAGCGTCATATTCGATAGTCACCTTGGCGCCATCAAGCACGCGGAGGCATCGTGAATTGGTCTCTTTGTCTACAACCCAACCGTCGCTGATGTAGCTGAAGCCCTCAAACTTAGCATCGATCTGCTCGCCGTTCGACTGATTGACGATGGTGCTAGGAGTCTTCTCGCTGTTGTTGCGAGTGCGTGGATTGAGGTAGAAGTCAGCGCCAGATGTCGGTGCGAAGTTCTCGCTGTTGTCGATAACCACGCGCCACGGCTCGCGCAGCACAATATTGCCAGATGAAAATGACATCGAGGCAGGGAAGTTGTTGTTGTCAGCGGTCTCAATCTCAAGGTCGAAGATGAGTTGCGCAGCCTCGTTGTTCTTCACGCCAAGTACCTGCTCGCTGTATATCACCTTCTCGCTTTCGAGATTTGTGAGCACAAAGCTAATGTCGGTGCTATCCTCCTGGGGGTTATAGATAGCATACGAGAAAGCGGTTACATTGCTCCAGTTCTGGATAGGGTTCGCGATGTCGTTGAGCACAAGCAGCGGCGTTGTGGTGCCAGGCATCGAGCACATGATATTCAGCGTCACAGCTTCTGTCTTCACGGTATCGCCAGAAGTCACCCATGTCTCGATTGTGAAGATGCCGTGTTCCTGCGGATGATCAATGACAGCGTTGTAGGGAGTCTCCGAGAACACCACCTTGCCAAGGGCGTAGTCATACTCCTTTGTGTACTTCTTGTTCTGCGACATCACCTTCATGTGCAGCGTCTTGTCGATGCTGCCAGTCACGCGGACTGGTATAGTGATAGTTGGAGCCACCGCTTTGTACTCGAACTGATTCTCCCACTTAGCGCCGTACTCAATCTGTATGTTAGTAAGCGTAACGGTGATGTTGACATAAGGTGTCTTCTTGCCCGATGTATTGCCGGTCGCTATCATGCGCACCGACTGCGTGCCGTCTACGCAATAAGGTGAGAGGTCGATGGTTGTGTAGCCCTCTGTGTCGGCTGTTGGCTGCGACACGATAGTAAGCGTGCCTGCCACTTTCCACTCCGAAGCTGTAGCCAGTTTCGTCTCGATCTGCAGAACCGCATCCTCATTCGTGTCCTGCAAACTCTTGTCGGAAGGGTCGTAGAGCTGAGATGTGAAGCGTATCTTCGCAACGAGGTCACTCTTCTTCGTAGCCGTAATGGTACGCTGACCACTGTTCACGAGCTTCACGATGTAGGATGCCTCGCCGCTACCGCCGCCGCTACCCATCGGTATTTCGACGCTTGACAGCAGCAGGTCTGCCTTGCCCTCCTTATCCTTCGACCACTCCGAGTAAGTCGATGAGCTTGCGAAGATGCCGACTGACGCCATGCTCGACGCTTCGTCAACGTTCAGCAGGGCGAGATACGAACCTTTGGCAAGGTCTACGCCATTTATTCTGTTGCCGAGCGCAGCAAGCTGCTCTTTCAGGAATTTCTCTACCTGCTCGCCGCTGTAGTTCTCCCACGGCGTTTTGGCGTCAGGTATAGGTGTGTTGATAATCTGTGCCATAAAAATATATTGTTTGTGCGTAATTACTTGCTGTAGCGCCAACCCTCTTTGCCGAGCCAAGGCTTGTTCGCTATCCATTTGCCCGAGCCGAAGCAGCTGCGAACCGCCTGCCATACAAGCGTCGCGCCTTTGTAGACTGCGCTCAGTGCTCTCTCGCCGTAGCGGATAGCAGAAATCTGTTTGCCGTTAATGATGATCATCGTTTACTCCTCCGTCAGCATGTAATATGTATTCTCGTCTTTCTTCGCCAGCTGCGCGTAGTCAGCCTCCGTCATCGCTACGAGTTTAGGTATCTTAAGCCCAGCAAGAGCTCTCTCTGCTGCGCCGATACGCTGCTCCAGCTTCGTGCCCTCTGTGCCGGGGTAGGCATCCTTCGAGGTCTTGCCCAGCTGCAGCCTTGCGTCGATGGGCGTCAGGTCTGTACCGTCGAAGTAGTACACCTTACCGCTCGACTGCTCCAGGAACAGCTTGCGGCGGCTGATGTCGTTGTCATCATAATATATGCGGCGGTCTCGCCAGTTCATGTAGTATTTCGCAACAGACATCAGCGAACTGTTGTCTGCTGCGACGTATAGCAGGAAGCGCTTGTTTGCGGAATCGAAAACAACGTAGCAGCCGTCGTCTGTTGAGCGATTAGCCGACGACACGTTCTCTATGCTGACGCCCGTCACCATCTTTTTGAAAGGCACGGCTGTGAAGGTGTTAGGTGCAATGAACCCCTCATCGACATAGCCAGACTCGTTGAGAGGTGTGAGGCCTTCGGGTGAGCCTATATTGTCAACAAGTGCCTCGAGGTCGTCTTTTACTTTTTGTGACGTACTATTCGCAGCGTCGGCTTTCCGCAGTGCTGACGACGAATTCTCAGCCGCTGTGCCTGCTGCGTCTAAAGCCGATTTTGAAGCGGTTTTGGCTTCGTTAGCGGCGTCTATAGCCGTGCTCGCCGTACCAGCGGCAGCTTCGGCTGCAGCGGCTGCTAACCTTGCGCTCTCGGTGATGGTAGTGTCGGTAGACTCGACGCGGTCGACGAGATCTTTGAACATCTGACCGACGAGACCTGCCGTGTTTGACTCCGGAAGAACATTTGTCCGGATTGTTTCGGCTTGCGTTTTAAGTGTATCGTAATTCTTAGCCATGCTCTATTTGTTTGAAATTGTTTAAACTGTTTGCGATGCAGTCCGGTAACGGAATCTGGAACTCTGCCATGCAGCCATACAGCGCGTTCTGCTCGTTCTGTAGCGGAAGAACTTTGACCGGAGCATCAAGTTCGAGGAATAGCAGCCACTTGTACTCAGGCTTTCGAGCTGCGCGGTCGTGCATCATACGTACAAAGATATCTGTTATAATCTGTGCCGTTAAGGACAGAGCCTGCTCCACCTCTGCGTAGTCGCCCGTGTCCGCTACATGCGTGAACACCTCGAGGTGGCACGTGTAGATGCGCGACACGGAGGTAGAAGAAGCGGTCAGCTGAAAATCTGTAGACTCGAAATAAACGGCAGGGTAGAGCAGCTCGTCAGCAAGAGAGGTGTTGCGCTTGTCATCGTTGAGGTTTACAAAATGCGGTGCATCGTCTGAATGATTGACAAGCGAGTGCTCTCTGCACAGCTGCTCGATGTATTTAGCGACGGTATCTATAGTCATATTATCAGTGTTATTGAGGTTGTTTTGACTGTCTTATTCGCCGGTTCATCAGTCGAAAAGCATCGAGAGCAGGAAGCCGCTTGTAGCGGTCGATGAACGCAACGTCGTCGCCCATGAACGCGTCGAAGATGGCGAGCCAGTCTGTAGGGCGAGGCTTTTTCGGCTGTTTGTCGGTCTCCTCCTCTTCCTCGTCATCAGCTTGCGCAGGCGGAAAGAGGTGAGGGTACGAGCGCGAGAGCCATCGGCGTATAAGAATAAAATTCAGGAATACCGCTTGGCGCACATCTTCAGGTAGCTGCTCCACCGCTGCGATTTTCTTCTCCATGCCGTTGTCGCTTCGCGCCTTCGCATTGTAGAGCGAAGCGATGAAGTAAGTAAGATGATCTGCATCTTGGCTTATAGAATATCGCTGAAAGTTGGTGTCGGCTATCATAAACTGCTCAAGCGTGCAGCCGCTCAGGCGTGGACCTGGTGATAGGTATTCGGTATCTGGCAGCTGCTCTATCTTGAAGTTGTCAACATCGTCGTCGAGGCGTTGCAGCCACGTCGTGAGCTGCATGAGGCAGTAGACCATGTAGTCGTCGATAGACTCAACCACCTTATCGGGCAAACCGAAGAACTGCGCGAGGAGCACATCGCGCGGCACGACGCCCGACCATATTCTCGCTGCCAGCTTCAAGCCCTCGGCGTCGAGCTCATCCCACCGCGTCGGTATCTCCTGCTCGTATACCTTCTTGCCGAATGTCACTTTGATATGCTTCATATTTGCCTACATAGTAAAGAAAGCGTTTTTGTCGTCATTGTCGCGCAGCGGTCCGGTGCTTGTCTGCCACCCGACAACGTCGCCCATATAATTTTTTATTGCTGTCCGCTAAAACTCCAAAGAGCATAAAAACCCTGCCCGAAGTCCTTTAA